ATTTTTTGCATCACACAATCCTCTATCTTTAAACTCACACCAATCACATAGTTTGGTTGGTTTTTTTGGATATAATATATCAGTTCTATAATTACCTTCGGCATCAAACACTGTATCTACAAACTCTTTAAAATTGCTCCAAGCCCTATTTATAGATGGTTTACCACTTGCTGGTACGTGCTTTGATATACGTGGAATAACAAACTCCGGATTTTCCATTACCTTTCTTTTTAAGATAATAAATTCAACATCAATACGGTCTTCCGATATGTTTAATAATTCTGCGTAGAACTTTTTGTAAAGTAGGATTTGTGCATTCTTTGTTGGGTCTTTCTTTTGATATGTGCTCCAACCCTTAGTCGATGTTTTGAAATCTATAATACGATAGCGTCCATTGAAATTATCTCTAACAACCATATCAATAAATCCCAAGAAGTTTACATTCTCTGTAATCTTTGTGTTTATTGGTTGTTCTATTGCTATAACTTCATCATGCTTCAAAGAAAAAAACTTGTTGAAGTTTTTTGATTTCTGGAACCATTCTAATAGAACGCACCCGTCTTCTAAAAACTCAATAAGTTCTTCTTTTGTGCAAACATCGGTATTTCCAATTTCGCCTTCAACTTCCTTTAAGTAACATTCTCTCATTTTGTTTTTGAGAGTTTCTTTCAAATTCATCATCTTATCCGCCTGTGATTTTGAAATTCGTAAACACTTATCAAGGTACTCTTGTAATGTTTCGTGCATTGCTGTTCCAAAAAGTGTATGAATGCTACCACCACCGGATTTTAGATTATCTATATATGCTAATTTGTATTGTTGCGGACAACCACTCCACATACTATATTGAGAAAATGATACTCTTGCCATAACTTTATTTGTATACAATATACAACAAATAATTCAAATTACCAATTATATTTTCAATTTTAATTTAGTAATTTGCTTCTTATCTATTCCATATTTTTCACAAATAAATTTTACATTTTCTCTACCTTCTCTAGTCGCATATAACACCTCAAGGTATTCAACTGCTTGTCTTTCTGAGCAAAGATATTCCTTTTTTATTAACTCAACAATAAATTCCTCGTACTTATCTTCTGATTTACCTTTTGTATATTTAAGATATTGCTTTCCCTTTGGAAGAACATTGATATACAATTTGTACATTTGTTCAGGTTCAAGGGTTTGCGATAATGGTAACAATGTAGCAATGAGTTCAACCCATTCTGGCTTCATTGAAAGAAACCGGTTAATCATAAAGTTGCTCCAACTTTTGATGTCCTCTTCTGTCAACTTATTGAAGTAGCTTGGGTCTTGCTCTGCTGTTATAGCATTTAAATGGTCAAATAACTTTTTTGCTGCCATATTAGTCTTCTATTGATTTTTCTCTTAAATCATCTGGTAAAAGGTCTTGCATTGCTTTACCGCATTGTGTGCAAAGATATAATTGAATTGGTAATACCGCATCTTTTGCTTCACCTGTTAGTAACCTTGATATTTTTTTGAATCTGAAACCCGGCATAAAAACACCATTTCCACATTCGCAATTCATGTCCCTTGCATCATTAAGGGAAAAATTTAGTGGTAATCCACCTGTTTGATTTTCCATTTTGTTTTATTTTATTGTTTAAATTTTTAATATACATAATCTAAATACTCACTGTAGGTTGGTAATTTCTTTACTCTGCAGGGTATTCTTATAATACTTGCCCATAGAAATATAGTCCAAAGAAATGTAAATAGATAAATGTAACCTTTGTCTCTATTCATATTATCTATTTTATGATATTCAAAATTTGTATCATTGTACTCATAAATACGATTTCTTTATCCACTACAAGAGCATCTTTTGAAATACCATCTGCGATTGTAAGTATAGTATTTGCTACGTTTCCCGCCGCATATTCATCTACCTTCTCATACAACATTGTGTACATTTCCGAATAATCATTAAGACGATTATCTGCCACTGCTTGTCTGATTTTAAGGAATAGGTTTCTCTTATCATCGCCGGATTTCAATAAGTCAACTAATTTTGATTTGAAGTCCGATTCAACCATTATCTTATGGTCTACTTTCAACTCACCCTTTGCCGATTGTAGTTGGCAAGTGTTTAATATCCTACGAATATCTGGGTAGTATGAATTGATAATATCTGCTACATTCTTAATGTCAAACTTAATCTTTTCAGCCTCAAGAATCTTTGTAACCTGAACTGCCACATCCTTTTTAGTTGGTGGAGTTATAGCGAATGATTGACAACGACTTTGTATTGGGTCAATAATCTTCTCAATGTAGTTACAAGTCAGAATGAAACGGCAATGCTTACTGAATGTTTCCATTAAGTTACGAAGGATTGCCTGTGCATTTGGAGTCATATAATCAAACTCATCAAGGATAATCACTTTGAAACCTGCGAAGCCAACCGAAGATGCGAAGTTTTTTACTTTCGTTCTTACCGTATCTACATTGTTTTCATCAGATGCGTTGATTATCATATGGTCGCATTTGATTGTATTCACTATCAACTTTGCTAATGTGGTTTTGCCTGTACCGGCTTTACCATAGAATAGTAAATGTGGAATATCATTTGAATCCAAATATTGCTGTATCGTTTCCTTTACAGTTTCATTTCCTACGTATTCAGCAAGGGTGGTCGGACGATACCGTTCCACCCATAAACTGTGTTCTTTTTTATTATTTTCGTTTGCGAAAAAACTCATATTTTATATTTTAATTTCCTGTACTGCCAAAGCCACCTGCTCCACGTTCGGTATCGGATAATTCATCGGCTTCTATAAATTGTATTGATGGGTATGGTAGGATAATCATTTGTGCAATCTTATCACCAACTTCGTATCGTTTAGATGGGATGCCTGCTTCTTTACGAAACGTAGCTTGTATTTCTCCACGATATCCACTATCAATTACTCCTACACAATTTGTAAGAGAAAGGTCATATTTACGAATGGATGAACGAGGAAATACTAATCCAACAAATCCTTCGGGTATTTCCATTGCTAAACCTGTACCATATGTTACACTAAACCCATAACCATCTATAACCTCCGTTGCTACTAAATCCATACCAGCATCCCCTCTTTTTGCATATTGAGGAATTACGGCATCCGGATGTAATTTTTTAATTTTAACCTTGTACTGAACTTGCATTTTGTAATTGTTGTTTTTGTTGTTCTCTTAATTGTTTGCTTTCTTCAGTCATTTCTCTAGGAAAGATTTTGAAACTCATTCCGTTTTGGGCAAATGTTAGTGTATCATCGGCAACGGGTCTCAATTCAATAACCAAATTTGTAGATTTTTGCTCATCTTTAGTCCAACCAAAAACTACGGGTTCGTTATCAAAAAATTGAAAACACCATTCTGCTTGTTGGATTTCATTTGGTTCTGCGATTTTAATTTCTCCTTTTGGTTCTACCAACTGAAATTCCGTATCTTGTGTGTCTCCCTCTGGGAATAAACTTAATTGTTCTGCCATATTTTATATTTTTATTAATTACTTATCTCCACGAGATAATATTTACAAACGAAGTCATCAATTTGAAACTCAACGTGCGATAAACCATCGGTTGATACTTTCAATTTTGCTGATGTTGCTTCTTTGTTTGCTGTTAAGATTTCTTTAAGATACTTTGCTGAGAATGAGATTGGTTTTACATCGCCTGTAAATCCTTTCTGGCAAGTAAATGTAACTCTATTTGTTGAGATTGATGAATATCCAATCGCCATTTTAAGGTCACCACCTTCGGTAAATACAGTAAATGTATCAATATCACTCAATGCTCCCTTTGCTTTAATAAATTTATCAATCATTGTAGAAGCCATTTCAATATCAATACCAAAATCAGGCAATGCTTTCAAATCTGGAACCGGTGGGATAACTCCCAAATCAGCCAACTGATATGATGTTTCGGTTTCATCTGATGATAATTTTAAAGATACGGATTTATCTCCAGCCTTATCAACTTTTAATGCAATATCACTATCCAAAATACCAATCATATTTTTCAATAACGATGTAGTGTAGATACCAACATTCATTGAATTGGATGTGAATGCGTTAAATTCTACTTCACCCAATAGCGTTTTATCATCGGATATAAACCTTACCGATAATTTGTTTCCTTCAGCGTTCCAAGCTACAGACTCAATAAGTCCTCCCAAAGAATACTTTTGAATAAATCTTAATAGATTTTGTTTGTTCATAATTGTTTGTTTTAAATTTTAATTTTTGTTGTTACTTAAATATACGAAAAATATTTTAAAATGCAAAGAATTTCTTTGCTGTTTTTACTTCATTAGTTGCTTTTTCCCACTTCAATGCGGTATAAAAATCATCAATTTTGTTTTCCAACTCTGCTTTATAGATTCCATCTCTATCAACATAATTCTCAACAAACTCCAATATTTCCGTTGGGTCATTGTAATCTTTGAATGCAACTGCTTCCAATCCCAATGGATTATTTTTTAGATAAACCCATTTTACTTTATCACCGTCACGGATTGGTTCGTGCTTAAATGGGCAATTAAAAAACTTTAATAAGCGATTATATGCGATTCCTGCTTTAACGTGCGCCGGAGTTCCTTTCTCAAAGTTTGCTACCGATTGGCCATTCTTCCAACTACCATCATCATACTTGCTCAATTCTTTGATAGCTCCACCCTTTGCTATTTTGTTTACAGGCAAATTAACCATATTCTTTTTGAACTGAATTAAACTCTCGTCAATTTCTTCATGCGATTTACCCATTAGAATATCTTTCAACATACCTGCCATAAATGTTTGAAATGCTTTTGGAAACGAACTACGAACTACATCAAGTCCTTTCACATCAAGCTTATCACACTTAATACCATTTTTCAAAATCATCCATTGGGCATATCGTTTCTTTGCTACCCAAAATCCTGCTTTACTGATATACTCCTTTTTAATTTCAAAGCGATGCTTTTCTTTTGGAATAAAGAAAAACCTTTCGGATAACATATCATAAAACTTATTTAGGAATGATTGAGTTTCTTCGGCGATTGTATTCACTTCGGTTGCCATTCGGTCTTGGTCAAATGTTTTATATTCAGGATAACGATGTTTAACCAATGGTTCGGCCATCATATAAATTGAATCAGTATCAATATAAACATTGTAATCATCTTTCGTTCCAAGTTCTTTCCAATACTTTATGTTAGCCATTTCAGCCGTTTTCTTAATTACAGTTTGACCGGTAATCGTTACAGCCTCAGCGTTATCAATATCGTAAAAACGAAATGCTGGCAATCCTAAAACTCCATACATTGAGTTAAGAAGAATCTTTTGTACCAACTGGCGTTTTGCATAAAACTCATATTTTTCAGTATCGCCTGCTTCGCCATATTTCTTCTCAAGCTTTCGGAACTCAACACGTTTATCAAACCAATCATTTAGAATATCTGCGATTAGACCGGGCTTATCCTGATTATATAGAACTCCATTTGCTGCCACGCCTAAATTACTATCTTTGATTACATCGGCAAGTTCCTGACGAGTATATTCATATTCTTCGGTATCATTTGCTACCTTATACATTCTATCACCACCCTTTATCCATTCTTCCGCATCCCAATTTGTAATCTTACCTATCTTTGTTTCCGGTGATATATTCAGAGTCATAATGATTGATGGGTATAGAGAAGTCAAATCCAAATCATATATCCAATCGTATTTGCCCACAATCGGCTCCTTTACATATGCTCCAATGAATTTCTCTTCATTGTTATCACGTAGAGCCTGCATTCTTTCCTTACGGTCTTTTGGTTTATTGGTTGCTACCAATCCTTTCTTTTTAAGATAACCTAAACACGCTCCTTCCAACCACTTTGAAGAAAATATATAATCTTCATATGGTACATATCCGGCGTGACAAACTGCTCTACATAATTCAACAAATTGTAACTTATCATCTAAAGCTGCTACAAGCTCCACATCCACAATGTTATACTCAATGAATTTTTCCAAATCATTCTCAAAGAGGTCATCCAAGTTGCCTTCGTATTCAACCTTACCACGACCTAATTCCTTTGTCGCAATGTAGTTAAGTGTGTAACTACTTTCCAATGTATAGGTGTAAGTTTTGTATAGGTTAATGTAATCCAAAATACTCACACCACCGAAACTCCACTTCTCACGATATGGTGAATAGAAACATTGTCCGATTGGTGAAAGCCTCTTAGCATGTCCTTCACTACATACATTTTTTATACGATTGTAAAGATATGGAATATCAAAGAAGTCAATATTCCAACCCGTTAAAATAGTTGGGTTAATTTCTTCGTAATAATCAAGGAATGCAAGTAGGAGATTTTTCTCATTGTCGTAAACGTGGATATTAACTTTCCTACCATCCTTGTCAAAGTTTTTAGCATTGTTATTAATTTTTCTTTTCTTATCTAATACAAACACATCGTAAACTCTGCTGATATTATCTTGTGCAGCAATAGCTGTTATTTCATTCTGCGCTTCTCTTGTGTTTGGCAAACCTGTAATCATTTCAACCTCAATATCAAAAGTCAATACCGTATGACCGGTTGAAGGTAAATCGGTATTATACATATCAACCAATACCCGTGTAGTTTCCGGAACATCGGATTCAAATAGGTCTTCAGCTTCATCTTTGTCCCACTGTCCGATACGAGTAAGTTTATCCCCATACATTGAAAGGAATTGCCCATGTGGGTCTTTTTTATATGCATACTTTCGGTATGGCATTGTGAAATAGCCTTTCTCATCATCCCAAATGTGCATTGTATTCTTATTTCTTTCGTAGTATATATTTTTGTACATATTATAATTTGTTGCTCAATATCTCAAGCATTTTTTTATCGTTTAATGCTAATTCGTTTGCTCTATCTATACTTCTAACCGATTGCTCAGTTCTATATTCATCATTATCTAATAGTTTATCTAGAATTTCAAAAAGGTCTTTTTTAAATTTGAAAAATAAACCATTGGGGT